GTAAATCTACACTCCGTTGTATAGTACACCCTCGTCACCTTTTATAAGGGAATCACGTTGTGACTGCGCGACATCGGACTCGAGAGACCAAATTCCGCAACGGAGGCACTTGGCAGAATAGTAAGTATGCCTTCCTCCACGGTACCGGTCAATCGGCCTACTCGCGCCGTGATGACATGTATGACGCTGTCGATGCCCCTCCATATCCTGATCACAATCTTGATCACGTGACACAGGACGTGGAGCGCTGCCTAACCGTAAATGGGTACGTTAACAATGACCCAAGTTATGCTTACGGAGGACCTGCACGCACGGAGTACAGTGACTACAGACCAAATACTTCATGGTCTTACGCCACGGCGCCGGACGGACAGAACATGTCCTATTGGCAGACTAAAGCCCTTGCTAATTTGAATCCGTACCGACCCAAGTGGAACCTGCCGCTCTTTCTATTCGAGCTAAAGGATTTCCCACATATGTTACGCGAACTCGGTGGCGTCCTTAGAGGACGTCTAAAACCCGATAGCGTTCCGGGAGGGTACTTATCTTATCAGTTCGGGTGGGCCCCTCTGGTTAGCGATCTTATGTCGTTGTTCGACCTCACGGCCGACATTGACAATCGCATGCGGTATTTCCGCAATCTCCAGAAAGGGAAGAAGATAAGTCGCGTTATTGCGACCTCTTCTGACAGAACGCTGGGTGAGCCTGTAAATCATGTGGCCTGTTTTGAAGCGGACGATACGTTCGCCTATGGATGGACCACTCAGGCTTATACCAAGGAGACAATGCGTGTCTGGCTCGATGCTCATGCATCGTTCAAAGGCGTGTTGCCAAATTCCGACGTTGAGCTGAGGTCCTTATCGCGCAATGCGATCCTCGGCCTTCACTCAGTACCCTGGACTGTCTGGGATGCTATCCCTTGGTCCTGGTTAATCGACTACTTTGTCAATGTTGGTGACTTCCTGGAAGCCACTCAGGGTTGGTTAAACCTTGATGTGACTCGCCTGAACGTCATGGCAAAGACTCAGCGTCGAACACGTTTTATCGTGCTGCGTGAAGTCTCGACACTTTCTGTGTCGGGAGCTCTCTGGGTATCAACCCGGAGACAGCGTTTAGCGTCAGTCGACCCTACTCCCAGTCTAAGCCCTACGCCATTCCTTAGTGGAAAGCAGATGAGCATTCTGGGTGCATTGGTGACGGCCACCGCTCTTCGAAAATCGCGGTGAGCAACAGCTGCAATAACAGCCGCTGGTAACGTCGTATGACGTCACATCCCTAGTGCCGGGCAATCCTGCGCGTGCACATCTAGATGGAGTAACCCACTATGTCTATTGGCGACCCTTTCCAAATCACCTACAACACGGTCACGAAAGACCTCGTCAAGGTGAATCAGGACAACTACGGTAGTGAGTACTACCTCGATGACGGAACCAATCGCTTCACTCTTTCTGTGAAGCACACGATCCCGTCGCGGGGTAGCGCTGGCGAGTCTCATCTTTTTAGACTTGATGTCGAGGAAGATGACGCGGACGGTAATCTTTTCCGTATCGCGAGCGCCTGGCTGGTCATTCGAACTGATAAGACCATGCAAGACGTTAACTCGTCGCAGTACGTTAGCGAAGCTATTGTTGACGCACTGACAGACGCAAATCTGACGAAACTTATTGGCCGGGAAAGTTAACCCAGCCTAGTCAGATCACTCTAAGCCGCAGTTGATAGGGGCCAGCCACATGGACTCGACCGCACAAACGAAAGGAGTGCTGCCGATGAAAAGCCATGTTGACTATGTGGACCTCTCGCTCTACGCTGCCTTGTTTAAAGACGTGGCGGCGTGGGATGATGGTCTGCGTGATGCTCTTACCCGGGATCTTACCCGGATAGAGACCCTGACAGCCAGTCGTGGTCTGTCGTTTGTAATGATCGACATGCCACAGGCGTGCAAGGTCGTTGACCAAGCATTAGCTACTGGTGAATATGATCCGGAAGACCTACCCGAAACTTTTGGGAAAGTCGACCGCGGGCACCGCGTCTTCTTGCGGTGTCTGTTTAAAATTGTGTTCTGTCAGGACGGTTCGGAAATACGGACCGCTGACCCCACGACTGTTTACTTCCTGCGCCAGATTTTGTTACTGGCCAAAAAAGTAAGGAAAAACTGCGATGAAGCAGCCATCCAAGCAGAAGTGGAGTCCTTCGCTCTCGTTGATCGTCAGTGTCGCAATCATACTCTTGATTGGAACCTTGATCTCCTGTACAACGGAGACCACTGTCGATTATCGTTCGGCGACGGATACCGATCCGAGCCAGACCTCGTTTCACAAAAAGACGAGTGTTCAAGGGGAATCATTAGTACCCTTGATCGAGTCGCTGGGACCCTTAGTTCGGGATTCCCTGAGCTCGACTGGCGAGAAATCGAACCACGTCACGGACCCGGTTCGGTAGCAGATGCGAAAACTGGTGAAGATAAATACCAGTTCCCCAACTGGCCCGATAAGCTCGAGGGAACGTTCCCTTTTGCTTACTTTGGTCAGTCACGGGAAGATTTGCATCTGGAGCGATCAATACCCACCGCTAGCCCTCACGAGCCTCCGGCACGGCTTATTGCAGTGCCTAAAACGCTTAAAGGGCCGCGGATGATCGCTTCTGAACCTACCGCCCATCAGTTCATTCAACTAGGACTGATGAAGTGGATCAGGGAAAATATGCCTGGTCCACTACGGGCTTGTATTCACTTTACCTCACAGGCACCAAATCAAAGATTGTGCTTAGAGGCCTCAGCTAACGGCGAGTACGCTACCGTGGACTTATCCGCGGCGTCGGACAGACTGTCATGCTGGGTGGTGGAGCGCGCTTTCGAGGTGAATCCACCTCTACTGCGTGCGTTGCATGCTTGTCGAACCCGGTGGCTAGTTAATGCCACTGGGGTAGGCGAGAAATACTTCCTAAAACTTCGGAAGTTTGCAGCTATGGGTTCGGGCACCACTTTTCCAGTGCAAACGATCGTGTATGCTTATTGCGCGATCGCAGCGATACTCTGGACGGAGGGCCGGAAAGTTACATACCGGTCAATCCGTTCAGCGGCTGGAAAGTGCCGGGTCTTTGGGGACGATGTTATTTTACCGTCCTCTGCAGTCCCGTCTCTGACCTCCCTGTTCGCCTATTTGGGCTTGCAGGTAAATAAGGCCAAGACCCATTCTACTGGGTATTTCCGCGAGTCTTGCGGAGTAGACGCATATAGGGGAGAAGACATTTCCCCGTTGTATCTACGCGCCTTGGGGTTGGATGCGACATCAGCTGAGGAGCTTGTGTCCTGGGTGGACGTTACTAATAACGCCTACACTAAAGGCCTTTGGGCCCTATCGGACTACCTCGCTTCGCAGATACCTGAGAAGGTCCGCCGGCTGTTGCCGGTAACCAATCAGAGTCTCAGCTGCCTCACGCTGTTCACGTACGGTGCCCCTCGAGTCGGTAAAGTGAGAAATCACTTAACACTGCACCGACCAGAGGTACGGGGGTTGATACCCCTATCTAAGGCACTGACGCGGCAGCGTGCGAACCACCTAAACCTCCTCCAATACTTTGTGGAGAAGCCGTCCCCGGACACCAATTGGTGCGCTGGGTACGCGGTGGGTTCTTCCCTCCAAAT